CTTGAATACTGTATCTTCTTCTCGTGGTTTTCTCTTTGTTGTTTTCTTTTGATAAGTTTCCGATGGATCTAATTGTTTCATATCACCACCAAGAAATGTATTTCCACCTTCATTTACCTTACCGATTGTTTTTGCACCCTTAAATGATTCTTGTTTCTCTACATACTTGTCGTAATCACTTTTGGTTTTTCTTACTGGTTGATTTCCTCTGGACAATCCTTCTGCATCAGTATCAAAGTTTTTCTGACTCCCTACATTATCTTTATTGTATTGTTCTAAATCTTTACTAACAGGTTTCTTAAATCCATAATTATATGTTCCACCATATTCTTTAGCATATACCGAACCTTCTTCTATGGAACTTCTTTCTGTAAATCCTTTTCTATCACTTTCATATTGTTCTGTATCACTCATTCCTGCAAATGGTATTCTACAATTATCCAACCAAGTGATCCCTTTTTGATTATCAAGTGCTTGGTCTAAATAACCTTTCTTCTCTAATGGTTTCATTGCCACAATCACGACTTCTACTGCTGGTTTTGGTTGGTATCCTGCATATGAACCATCAAGCTCTTTTGCTTTGTCTATATCACCTCGTTTTGCCGCGGCCTTTTGAATATTCATAGCCTTGGGAAAACCTGTTGCATATGTCCAGTAGATAGGTGTGAAACTCACATCAAATCCTGCTTTCTGTAAAGTCTGAACCATAACCGTCTGAACATCACTTCTTGGTGCACTCATTACAAATGCAAATCCACCTGGCTTTACAACTCGTAATGCTTCTTCCCAAATAGGAACAAAGAACTCGTTCATACCATATGTAGATTTAGTCATACCTGGACTCATCCAACCTACTGATTGAGATTTTGTAGATTTTTTCTCTTGGAATGTATCCCAATGTTTCCCCATAAATCCGTATCCGTATGGTGGGTCTGTACAAAGTAAATCTACTGAATTATCTTTTAGTTTTTTCAGTTCTTCTAAACAATCTCCGTTGATTAGTTTACTGTTCCCCATACATCTTTCTCCGTTTTTCATTTCTTTGCTTTTCAAGTTTCTTTAATCTGTATCGTTCTTTGGCCTTCTTCAAAATTTTGGCCCTATTACGCTCATAATGGTCCATTTGCCATTGTCGTTGGGCACCCAATCTTTCTTCTTCGGTATAGTATTTCTTTTTTCTACCCATTGTTTATTTTGGCAAACCTATTGAGTTGCATCCAAGTTTGCATTATCCAACTATCCATATTTGGCAAGGCACCAAACATCCTATCTTCCATAAACATCTTTTGGAAAATTGGTTTATTTAGTTCAGGTATTTTACCATTTACTATTCTGTTAATCTTTAATTTGGCACCACCACTAATATCCACATCTGATAATTGCATCAATCTGTGATTAATATCTATGGTATCTTGATTATCAAGTATTAGATTGTAAAATCTCTCTCCTTGATGTTTATGTGCTTCTTTAATTACATCATCATATGATATAACCTTTCCTTCTGTGCCTAAATCAGGAAAGTGTTTTAGTAAGGTCTTGGCACCAATACCCTTTACTCCTTTAATATTATCGGAAGTATCACCTTCAAAAACTCTACTCAATAGTAGGTTTTTAGATGTTACCTTGTATTCCTCTAATATCTTTTCAGGATTGTAAAGTTTCTTTTTGGTGGGTGACCAAACTGAAATTCTATCATTTACCAATTGTAAGAAATCTTTATCGGTACTCATGATAACGACATTACTCTTAGGCAATATTTGTTTTGCTGTATAACCTATGGCATCATCTGCCTCAATACCATCAATGGACATTATACTCAAAGGTAATTTCTCTAAGTATTCAACACAACGAGATAATTGCATCATCATTGAGTGTCGTTCATCTTCGATATTCTCAAAATCGTTTACACGATTAAGTCTAATCTTTGCTGTTCTTCGTTTCGCTTTATATTCTGGATAAAGTTTACGGCGGCGGTTACTCCCACCTGTACCATCAAAACAAATGATTGTACGGGTAGGAGCTAACATTTTTACTGCGTAACCAACTGATTTTAAAAAACCAACTATTCCACCAATGTGAATTCCATCCTCATTAGTAGTTGGTATAACACTAAACACTCTGATAAAAGTATTTAAGCCATCTATTATCAGTACTTTTTCATTGGGATTTGTTGTGTCCGTTTTACCGCCGTGTTTCTTTATCTCATCGAGAATAGAAAGGTACTTACCATTATTCAACACCGACCACTTCATCTGTATACACTACATCATCAATACCCATATCTTTCGTTTGGTATTTCAATATAGATACTTCACAGATTAAATCGTAAAGGTGTTCTTTGAGTCCATCATTTTCTTTTAATTTTAACTCAAAGTCCTTAGATTGAAATTTGATATCCTTACCTTTGTATTCTAACGTATACCAAGCTCCAGCAATTTTCAAGAGTTTATGTTCTTTCAAAACCGTTAACCAACTTCCCATATCATCTATACCACTATCGAAGTATAGATTGAAATCGGCGTGGCGTAAAGGTGGTCCCAAACGATTCTTGATAATTTGACATCGAGTTTTCATACCCAATACATTTTTTGCTGTATCTTTGATTTGTCCCATATTCTTTAATCGAATACGAGTTGATGAGTGAAATGGTAATGCTTTACCACCACTTGTAGTCCACGGATCACCGAACATAACTCCGAGTTTTTGTCTGAGCTGATTAGTGAATACGAGTGCTACTCGCTCTCGTCCAATCATTTGTGTAATCTTCCTCATCGCTTTAGAAACGATAATTGCCTTACTTGTTGCCCATCCATCTTTCTCAAAATCGGCTTCCATTTCTACTTTGGTTGATGCCCCTGCTAAACTGTCCACAAGAATTGTAACTAACCTTTCTCTATCTGATTCTCTAATCTTAGTAACAATGTTTTCAATACATTGAAATATATCTTCTACGGTTTCAACGTGAAGATATAGTAGATTTGGAACATCTACACCAATAGTTTCTAACCATTCTCTACTAACAGAAGTCTCGGTATCAATGTAGACTGCAAGTCCACCTTTTTTCTGAGTTTCTGCGAGAATGTGAGTTCCTATTAGAGATTTACCACTCGATTCTAAACCATTTATCTCTGTAATTCGTCCTACGGCTATTCCACCATTAGGACGATTAGAGATTGCTAAATCTAAAATCGATGAACCAGTTGATATAAATTCCTTGATATCAGTTGGAGTGGCATTTGAACCATCTAAGAAATAGGCTACCTTCGTATCCTTGAACTGTTTATTAAGGTTATCGGCAAGAACTTGTGCAAGTTCATCTTTTGCTGATATAGACATATATGTCTCCTTTATTATTTGTTAAACAGGTCGTCAAAAGCATCATTTACATTAGAAGTGTTTGTTACTGCACTTTCTAACTTTTGAGTTGATGCTGCTGGTACATTGATAGTTGTTCCTTTAGCTTCATCTTCGTCACTTGGGTTTAACCAATCTTGTAAAGCTTCTGCGAGTTCGTCATAACTTAATTCGTTATACACTTCACGGATATCTTTTTGGTCATCAAGTAAAGTAGTTAGAACTGCTTTATCTTCTGTAACTGGTGTTTGATTCGGTTTAACACGGATGTTAGTCTTAGGAAACGATGCTCCGGTTTCTTCAGCTGTTAGGAATTCAACCACGACATCGCGTCCATTAACTGGATCACTAATATCACCATAATCAGGATCTGCTATAATTGATAATAGTTCTTGATATACGGTTTTACCGAATCCCCAAAACTTAGAGCCTTGGTTTTCTTCACCACGAACACAAACTGGTGCAAAAGTTCTGAGTTTTGCTTCTAACTTCTTACCAAGTCTCCAATCTTCACGATTTCCACTTGATTTTAGTTTTTCAGCAAATTCTTCAATCGGATCTGGTCGGCCAAAAGATATCGGAGAAAGAAAAGTCTTTCCACCTAAATCATAATGAAAGAATAGCTCGATAAAAGGAACTTCTGAGTTTAGTTTGTAAGGTAAAAGACGGATTTGTGTCTTTCCTGGTTGAGGTTTCCACAAGTTTGTTGTTCTTGTAGTTGATGTTTGTAACTGGCTTAGTCGCTTTCTTACGGCTTCAATATCCATTTGTTATCTCCTTATTGTTTATGTTTATTTGTTATTTTTTAATTGTATACATTTCATATACAACTATAAGTATCGGTTGCATTTAAAAACAACACGAATTTTTTGCTAAATTATTTTAAAATGATAAGTTTTCTTTTTTGGTGGGCCGTTCAGTTCATCCCATTGAGTTTGTAGATTTTCTGATACACTAAGAACAAATTGTAATTTGCTCCAGATTAAAATCAAGTGAAAAGAACGATTGAAAAGTATTGCCGATATAACTCTGTAATTAGATTCTCTGGGGTACTTTTCGTCATAACCATAATATTTGTTCCAATAAATTCTCATTTTTTAATTCTTAATTCTTAATATATAAAAGGTGGTGAGTTTTAGATAATTAACAATTATCGGTTATATGTAAGAAAGCCTCACCACCATTTAATATATATATACACATTAATTACCAAACAATAGGTTTTTTATGCTTTTTTTAAAAACTGGGGATTCCAGAAGTTTTAAAACCACAGAGTCGGTTATCATGTGGTAACTAGCAGTGATGACCTAACATCCTAATCCCCAAATTTTTAAAAATCATTAATGGTAAGGATTCGAACCTTACAAGACATTCTTATTTCCACTCATTAAATTTTTGAGATTTCAAATCGGTAGAAATCTCGAAACCACCACACTTTTCTAATTATCGTTGAAAAGTCTAAACCACGAATTTTGTTGGTCTTTACGCCCTTAGACCATTTTCACTCTTATCCCAACCTAATGGGGCGGGCTTTTTAAATTAGTTTCATTAGTTCCATATTCTCTCTCATTTGTTACTTGATCTTACGACAAAAAATTGATAAAGTCAAGTCTTTTTTTCATTTATTTTATTATAATGGATTTATAGTTGGTGTGTTGAATACTTCATCCAATGTAACTTTATCTATATCCAATATAGATCGTTCTATCTCATTTTTGAGATTATACAAATCATTTCTTGCTCCATCTAAATAACCCAAACCATCTGAGTTCCCATCCCATTCGGGTAAGCTATTGAAAGAATCATCTAATTGACCTTCTATTTCTTCTAACATTTCTAATATTGCTTCGTAGTTCATTTTAATACCTCATATTTTATGTAGTTTGGTAATGTTTCCATTAAATAAATAAATTCTGATGGTGATACATCTAAGTACCACATAATTCCAACAGATATAGATAATAATAATATAATAAGATTTTTCATAATATCCCTCTAAATTAAGTATTCTGGTCCAGTCCAATGAAACCAATCTGTTCTATCTAAAAATACAGAACCCCTAACATGCTTTGCTGGAGAAGCCCATCCGGCGGCTTTGAATACATCACCAAATTTGTATGGTATTCCTTTGAGTATCCCATCAGTAACTGCGATAAAACCCCAAACACTATTATCATGTATTACCTTAATATATTTCCTACCATGTGAAAGTTTAAGAGTTTCTTTAAACCTATTAGAACTTTCCGTTTTAATCTTTAAAGTTAATTCGTCCATCTCACGAGGTGGTTCTATACCATTCCAAGAATCATAGTTCTTTCCTATGTTTTCAAGAAGTAAATCAACTCTCTCTTTAAATTCGTTTTTGTTTCGTGTTATCATTTTTATTCCCTTTATTTGATATTAGATCTTACGACAAAATGATCACAATGTCAAGTGTTTTTTTAATTTATTTGTAAGTTTCTGCGTATATACCCACACCGTTCATAGCTTCATCAAAGTCGTGTTGTTCTTTTAACATACCATTTAACTCGTGAAAGAACTCTTCAGGTAACTCTACCTTCTTTTTCTTTATACAATACCAAGTACAATAATTCCCACCCTTATACTCAATTTCAGCTGTTAATTTTTTACATTTATCACATTTCATAGTTATTCTCTCTTTATTCATACTGGAATATACAACGAATATTTGATAAAGTCAAGCCTTTTTTTCACTTTTTATTATGTATCAAATCTAATGCTAAATGATGTGAAAATCTACCGGCCTTGGGTCCTCCGTTTACCTTACCATCACTTTCACCTGGTACTTTAACCCAAAGATATGCATCTACTATTTCATCACAGGTGTGTGTGGTAGGAAACTCTCCAATCGACCTTCCGAATGGATTAAAGTGTTCTGAATTGGCACCATTACCATTTCTTGATGTGTCTATTACGAAGTGTGTATTGTTGAGTCGTTTTGAAATCTTTTTTCCATAATCATAGCAAGTAGTGGTGGAATAATAATTACTCGTGTTGAGTGCAAAACCTTTTATTTTGTGAACATCACATAAATCTAAATAACTTACGGCCTTGGTGGTGGATAACCATTTTGGATTTCCTATATCTATGTAAACTGATGCATTTGTTCTACTCAATAATTCAATACTTGCCTTGATAAGTTTCATCCTATCTAATCCATCAACCACCCCCATTTGTTCCATATGTGGAATACAATCAGGTTCGTATATTACAATTGGAGATTTATCACCGAGTGCATTACAAAACTCTTGAATGAATTCTAAATATTCATCATCTGAATCTGCACCACCTTTTGAATGATGACCTAAATCTCGTTGTGGAATTGAGTATATGACTAATGTGGGTAAATATGGATG